ACGCAGCTTTTGGATTTGGTTATATCTCTTTTTATTCTTTGAATCGATCTCTCTGACAGCTCTATAGAGAGCTTCTCTTGCAAAAGCTGCTTGATCGTTCCGTTGGAGATCTCTTGTTTGATAAGGGCCTCCACCGCTTGGCGAGCTGCTGATGGGAGTGTGGTGTCCTTTGTTGTCAGGCATAGGTGGTATGGGTTGATACACTTTGGATTACAGCACTTGGAGCGCACACAGTGCTCTGTTTTAACCTGTTTTCTCCAGAATTGTGTGTAGATGAACCTTCGGGTGCGTTGGTAGTGCGTGTCTTGAGGTCCTTTATATAGACCTCCGTCCTCTGGAAACTCCAAACACGCTTTAGGATCGATGGTCGCCCTGTGCATGTTGAGCCAAGCGAGAAGCCGCTCAGATTTACAGGAAGACTCGTGCAGCTCCTTCCGACAGACCTCACAAGCGTGGATTCCATCGAAGGGAAGAAGAACACGAGCGGACTCTTCTGGGAGAAGCGTAATCGGCTCCGATCGCCCACAGCGGCAGACCCACTGAACTACATCAGAGTATTCCAGCACATCCCAGTGACCACGGGCTGTACGCCGCACTGGCTTGCCGGATGGAGCAGCAGGACAAGAGGGGCTGAGTAACCCCAGTAGCGCCGCTAAACGAGCGTCGCGAGTATTCATAGGCATGTTGATGTTCTTGTCTTAAGAGACTAGCACACAGAACGCACACAAGGAGAGTATCAACAGATTTTCCAAAGGATAAGACTTTTTCACTCAAGGGTTTTTCCATACGCACTGGCCTGTGCTGGGTGTCGATAAAGAGCTTGCTGTCCGGTCACCAAGGCCAAAAACGCTTACTTTTCTAATTTAATTACTTAATACGTATACTTAGACGTCTATATAGATACGAACCAAGGGACACACTGCTTAGATCTAAGCTCTCATACAGACTTTATTGGCTAACAACAACGCAAGCCTTTGTGGCAAGCAGTATCAGTCACAGTGTTATACAATTTTATTAACAGCCCAAGTATCATGCGACTCACCATCAAATTTGAATCTCCTCCTACCTGGCAAGCAATTAGAAAAAAAGCTAATGATCTTGGAATACCTGCCTGGAAGTTGGCAGAAGAACTAGCTTTTCACGAGAACGAAGAAACTCTGAGGTTTCCAGATACATCTAATAGTGGGTAAGCTTAAATTTCAGTGAATACTCAGATAGACTGATATAAGGAGGTGGACTATTTAAATGCCTGAACGCAATAGCCCTGCTTGTCCACTTCATGGCGATCTCCCCAGGGCAAGACATCCGCACAACTTCTTCGGAATTGTGTCGGTTATCGATCAACTAATCGACACTATTAGCGGCGTGGGAACTTCCAGTTATACCAGATGCCCTTACGGCTATCCAGCAAACTTCGAAGGCGTCGTTCGAGCTCTTGAAGATTTAAACGCAACGACAAGCGGTATTACTACAACAACCCCTGGAACCATTATTAGTGGGGTTCTCGCTGGCTCAGGTGTCTATGTCACGACCAGTGGTGATTTTAGCATTATTAACTCTGCAATTACACAAGCTTTTCCTGGTTCTGGTATATCAACTACATCTAGTGGCACTGGTTTATATGCTGGAGGACAAGTTTTTGATGTAATTACTCGAGGTCGTGACGGTGTCAGCACTTCTTACGACGGAAAAGTCATTGTTATTGATGGCTCGGGTGTTGATGTTTCGGCACGAGTAACTGTTTCCGGTTCACCTGGTGAGAACTATGGAGCTGGCGCTCTCTGGTTCGATTCAAATGAGGGCAGATTGTTCGTTTATGCATCAGGTAACGATGTAAGCGATCCCGATTGGTATCAAACCAACGCTGAGGCTCTCGCTATTACTAGCGAAGTTCCACCATCAGGTAATGGTGGCCTCAACGCTCCGCCTCTGGACGGAACACTTTGGTTCAACCGACTCATGGGCAACTTGTTTGTCTACGACGAGGTCAGCTCGGGTTGGTACGAAACTGCACCTGCTTACACACCGTCTTTCGGAACCTCTCGCCCTATTGGAGTGGTTCAAGGCGCTACGTTCGTCGACAGTACGACCAACGAGTTCCTTTATTGGAACGGTTCCGATTGGGAATCTCTTGGATATTCCGCTGCATCTGGCGATGCTTCTCTCGCTCTTGCCGTGGAAGCCCTCGCTTCTGGCAATGCTGCACTTACTGATGCCGAGGTTGCTCTCGCATCCGGAAATGCTGGTATCGTTCTTGGGTTGGAGGCTCTGGCTTCAGGCGCTAACGCTATCTCTGAAACTAAGGTCATTCAACTCATCCAAAGTCTCGGCTAATCCGTCATGGCAAAGTCAAAAACAGTCAACAACATTCTCAAGACTCCGAAAAAGACTCGTCAGGGTCAAGGAACGCACAGCAAGAAATCGCATGGGCGTAAACTTTATCGAGGGCAAGGAAAGTAGACTTAATAAAACTGTTCTGAAAAATGCTTTTAAGTTTCGTAGCTAATGAAGATATAACTGAAGGCACAGCTGTGGCAGTGCTCGAAGCACCTCTTGGGGTTATTCGTGCTATTGACCCACTGAATTTTGCAGATGCTCGCTCTGTTGGAATTGCTGTAGATACAGTAAGTTCTGGAGCTCTTTGTAGAGTTATTTCAAAAGGAGAGGCTGATCTTTTCTCAGGTCTTGAGCCTGGAGAAAGGTATTACGCTCCTCTTTCGGGAACTGCACCTGTTGTGTATTCAGGTTTTGCAGATGTTTTTAGTACTATTGTTGAATCAGGTGCTTATTTGTGTGAACTTGGGATAGCTGTGAATGCTACAGCTTTAAGCGTTAACTTAGATACACCAGTATTTATGCAAAAAGATTCTTTAACTTGAAGCTAGAATAACAAAAGGAGGTTCTTGTAATGCCGACCCGTTCGATTTTTAACCGTCGTTACAGCTCCTTCCAGAGCGACGGCACAACTGTATACCTTGCAAATGGACAAGGTAACGTTACGGGCTCTGTGCCCATTATTAGTCTTACAGCTGGTTCAAATTTTGCAGCTGGTACACCTCTATATGCGAGCGGAACTGTAGTTGTTCCAGCAATCGCTGCAAGCGGTGTGGATACCGATCAAATTCAAGTTTTAGGTTTTTCAACAGAAGCAGGTACTAACGGTTCTGCTGTTCAAGTGGCTCTAGACGGAGTAGTGGACCTTACAGCAGCAAACATCACTGCAGAAACATCTCTTTCGGCTGGACAATATTACTATTTGTCAAAATTTAGGGGAGAGATCGTCAAATTTGAGACTGCATCGGGTCAAATCTCAGGCTCTGGAACTGACGCCTACTCAGCTTCAGTACCGGTGGGTTTAGCAATTAACACTACTCAACTTAGTATTGAGTTGAATAGTCCTGTTCTTCTCTACGCTGGAGTCTGATAATGGTACAACGTAGACCTCTAGTACTTGTCAGCGGAGCTCCTTCGCAGCTTCCTCCCGGCGACACACTCCTCGTCCCTTCAGGAAGTTACTCTGAAGTCGTAGCTGGAAGCGGTTTAGTTGGTGGTGGTAATATCGCCAACGATATTCGTTTAGACATTGCACTTGCAGCGCAAGCTTCGGGTCTTGTCTTCGATAGCGCTCAGAAATTAAGTCTTGACGGCAGCGCGAAAGCTACCGCTGACGCAGCCTTAGCCTCAGGCAATGCGGCTATTGCTGATGTTCAGTCAGCTCAAGCTTCAGGAAACGCAGCCCTTGTTATTTCTGTAGAAGCTCTGGCTTCAGGAAATGCAGCGCTTGCTGATGCATCGACAGCTCAGGCTTCGGGTAACGCGGCTCTTGTCGTAGCCGTGGATGCTCTTGCCTCAGGCAATGCAGCTTTAGCGGAATCTGAGCAAGCTCAACTTTCTGGAAACTTTGCAATTTCTGTTGCTGAAGATGCTTTAGCGTCAGGAAATGCGGCATTAGTCATTACACCCGCCGCACAAGCTTCAGGTAATGCTGCTCTTTTAGATATTGCAAATTCTCCTAATTTGACCCAAGCCACTGCTGTTGGCTTAATCATTGCTCTTGGCTAAACCATGGTAGTTCGCCGCCCTCTAGTCATAAGCGGTCAGTTTCTTCACGAAGCTGACAACACTGACGGCCAAGTGATTCTTGGCTCAATTACTTATGGAAGCGGTCTAGGAGAAGAATTAGATGATTATGCTGATAATTTTACAGCGAATGTATTAGTCTCAACCGCAGCTAGCGGACTTATTTTAGTTAGTGAATCTTCTCGATTCAAACTGGCAGTTGATGGATCAGCGCAGACTGAAGCAGACGCTGCTTTAGCTTCAGGTAATGATGCTCTTTCACAAGTTTCGCCTGCGTATGCCTCAGGCACTGAAGCTCAACGACTCTCTGTAGAAGCTTTAGCTTCTGGTAATGCTGGTCTTTTAGCAAATCTCAGCGGAATTCAACTTGCCGCGGAGGGTGTCCGACAAGCTGAAATTGCTTATGCCTCCGGTGTAGCTGCCGAAGCGGTAGCTGAAGCATCTCTTGCGAATGCTTTGAATGCAACGGTTTCAGGAGATTTTGCTTTTGGGTCGGGGGTGGCTGCTAATGAAAACGCTGCGGACGCACTCGCTTCCGGCAACGCAGCGCTGGCCTTGTTGACCTCAAATCCGTATTTAGACAACGCCACTCTTACAGGATTAATTATTGCTCTTGGTTGATATTAGGTAAGTTCTAAGATACTTCTAATGTATTGAGCTCTCATAAGTTCGTTATCGCTTTTTTCAGCAGCGTGGTCGAACTCTAAATTTGAATTAGGCGAGTAATGAGAAAAAAATTGTTTTACCCATTTTTTATTGCAGGGTTCTCTCCAGTGAACTAATTCACAACCTAAATAAATAACTCCATCTCCGGGTTCTGTGTACCCCTCGTACACAGTTTTACTTACAGGATCCTGTAAATAAATAGGCCATTCCTTTTGAGGCTCTGAGTCGGCTAAAGATATTGTTATGCTCACCTCGCACTCTGGTCGATCAGTGTGTTTTTCTAGAGGTTGATCTTCGTAATATTTACGATAAAAAGCATAAGTTGAATAAAGATACGGAAGATTAGTTATTTTTTTTATTTTGTTTAAAAGCATTTGATTCACTGTATTTAGAGCGACAGAATTATATACTTCGATTGAACCAGGTACTTGATTACCTCGTTTATCACCTGCTTCATCTAGCGCAAGCATTGTTGTAAGTAATTTTCTACAGTCATCTGATATCAAGTTTTTGACTAACAAACACTTGTTCTCTTTGAAGTCATCAGGGTTATCTGATACTTTTTGAATTTCCATTGGAGTTGAGTTTTCGTAAAGTATACATGATTGTTTTTTCGCAGATCTCTCAAAAAAACTATTACGATTTTTGCTATACTTTGTCCATGGAGGATTAGTTATGTCCGCTTTTCTTGCCTCTGGCGTTGCTTTGCCGGGGACTGCGCCCTTACCAATTCTACGAAGTGACAACTATGACATGGTTGTCCTTAGTATTTTGGGAGCAAATACTTCTTCTAATGCGGTAAACGTCGATATTACTGTCTCTGGAGACCGCGTTGGTTACAAAGAACTTTTTAAAAACAACCAAATCGCAGTTGGTAACTCAACTGATTACGTCGCTAACAAATATATTCTTCCTTCTGGTTGTGAGTTTCAGGCCCGTGCATCTGCGAGCGGTAGCATTACCATGTACGTAGGTTCGTACTTAGTGGACTTTCCGTAATGTCTAACCGTTGGGAACGAGGCGAGTCACCACCGTACCCTTCTTCCAGACTTACGACTGGAGGAGTAAAAATTGCTGCGTCGACAACACCAACTGCACAGCAAGGTGATCTTCAGGTTAGTGTTGCTGGTCAACTTTTCGGCGTTATGAACCCTGTTTTCAGGGGCAACGCTGGTGAAACTGAAGAAGGTTTTACAAATCCAAGTGGTCAAGCTTTTTCTAGGACAGGCTTTGCTCCTTTATTTGGTAAGTTAAGCGACACTTGGGGTGCTGGTGACGGTTCTACTACATTTAATATTCCAAATTTAAACGGAGGACCTCAATTTGAGTCTGTAAACTCACCTGGTGTTCCAAATCCTGTAGGCACTGTTTCTTCCGGCAACTTTACTCCTCACACTCACTCTCTGAGAATTACTACAGGCGTTTTTGATCACTCTCAATTAGCTGACTCTCCTGACTCGCCCTTACCAGGCACTCCAGAAGTCTTAACTGCAACTAATAACGCAGTTGTTAGGGGATCTAACCCTATTTCGTTCAGTAACAACAACAGGTCTGCAGGTCGCTCTATTGGCACCTTGATGGCAACGGAAGACAATAAAACTCTTCCAGTAGGCACTATTGTTGGCTACATCGGTGTATCTACTGATTGGGACAACGAGACCTCACCGTGGCTACTGTGCGACGGAACTGCTTTTGCGCGTACTGAGTACACTGATTTGTTCCTTGCTATAGGAACTGCTTTTGGAAACAACGATAGCACTGATTTCAAAGTCCCTGATTTACGGGGTCGATTTGTTTATCAGTGCACTTTGTTCACCAGTCAATACGAAGATTTAGCTGTTCCAATTTCAAGTTATGGAAGTAATATAAATGAGAGCCAAGCTCAGCATACACATAATCTTAGTTCTCCTATAACGGTTGCCCCTGGTATTCCTCAAAGACCTAATAACAACGGTCCCACCCTAAGGCAAGAAGACAATGAAGATGCTGTAATCGAGTTTGGGCCTGCTCCGGGCACTCAGTTAGTGCCAGCTAACGCTTCTGTACTTTGGCTGATTAAATCATCATGATTGTAGGATCTTTAATTACAGTCGCTTACGATACTGGTGGCACCATCCAGGTAGATGCCGCAGGTCGTAGTTGGAAAAGACCAGATGGTTCTCTTCTGCTTGTGGCAGATTATATCGATCTTTACGGGATCATTAGTAATAGATATGGAGACACCACACCAGGTGTGAATTTCCGACTACCTGATTTCAGAGCACGTTTCCTTAGAGGTTGGGATCCATCCGGAACCTTGGATGTTGATGTAGCCAGCAGAACCATTCCTGGACCCGGAGCCACGAGCACTGAAGTAGGTACTGTGCAGGCTGAAAATTTCATGCCTCATACACACCCAATTCCTGGTTTTCAATATCCTCCTACAACGTCGAATGCGCCTAACGGACAATTGCAACCGAATGGCGGTGCGTACAGGGCAGGTCCTGCACAACCAGTTTCTCCGATTACCGCTTCTACAATTAACCCCGGATCAAAAAGTACTTTTGGACCATCTACAGATTTAAAGCCTTATCATGTAGTTGTTGATCTGCTTATTCGGATTAAATAATTATGACTTCATATTTTCGCCGGAATCAAAAACCAGCTCCTCTTCCTTCTATTTATTTTGAGGAAGATTCTAATACAAGTCATACGAATTTATACGCAGTTTCTGAAGCTGAATTAAATAACTTAGGTTTTTTTCTAGCTCCAGATCCTCCTTCTGGGCTTGACCCTTTCTACCAAGAGGTTGATTGGAATGTAGCCACCGAAGAGTGGTTTGTAGTAGATAAAGATTATGAGACGCGCCGCTCACAAGTCGAGGCCAAGCTTCATGATCACATTGTTCAGTGGAATAAACTTAAAAGAACTCAAGAAATTAGATTAATTACTCTGGATTATCAATCTGACGACGCAAAAGCAAGAATTGAAAGTTTTGTGGTGCAGATTAGAAATAAGATTACAGCTTTACAAGCTATTGAGTACGTTAATTACGAAGAGGTTAGGACTTCTCCTGAGGGTACTGATAATGACTACAATGAGGCAGCTTTGAATTTCCAGTTCAATGAGCCAAACCCCGCCCTTAGCCGACTCCAAGAGTAAAACAGACGACGTCTATAAAAAAATTTCTGATTTTTACTCCTTAGAAGATAAAAATAATCGAATTTTAGGTTTAAAAAATTTAGAGTATCAGGTTAATTATTTATCTGATGCCTTACCTTTTGTTCTAGAGTTCGAGCTCGAGTCGAATTATTTTACGGATTTTTTTGAAAATTACGGCACTTCAAACCTGTGGTTCACAGACTCTGAGTGCGAAAGAGTGACAGAACGAGAAAAAAAATCTACTTACTATAAAACTTGGTTTGTTATAGATAACTTTGTTGAAGATGCTTTAAGAACTTATCAACGTGCTTTTGCTCTCCCCCCTTTATACGGAATGTTTGAAGTGTATGATGTTTGTTCAACCACACATTCTCTTACTGGTGCACATAAAATAATGTATCCAAATTTTAAAGTTTGTTGTTTACTAAATTTTGGGCAGAATAGTTTGAAAAATTGTTTTTTAAATCAATCTGATATTGAGTTAAAACCTAACTGTCTTTATTTGTTTCCTGCTTGTTTTACTCACATATTTAATTTTGACGCTTCTGAAAAGTGTCTTGTCTTTTTAACAGGAGCTGCATGAATACTTTAAATTTAACTCGTTTGAAAAGAATTGAGTCTCCTTTAAACCGTATAAAGTACGTTGAAAATTTTTGTTCAGAAGATTTTTGTAATCGTGTTTTAGACGAGGTTGGTCGTCGCCGTGGGATGTTAGCGCTCCTGGCCGATAATCATATTGATAAAAACACCAGAGATGCTGATGAAGTTAATTTTTCTGGTTCTGATCCTATTATTCTTGAGTTGAGAAAAAAATTTAGGAATGCTCTTATAGATTATGAAAAAGAGCTAGAGATATTGAATTTTATAGACGCAAGAAAGCTAGAACTAGAAACTTCTATAATTACATACACTAATCAGAAAGGTTACATACCTCATATAGATTCCTGTTATGTTAGTCGAGATTCAACATACAGACTGTTTTCTATTGTTGCTTATTTCAATGATGATTATTTAGGAGGCGACATTTATTTTCCTAATTTAGGTTTCACACTGAAACCAAAAAAAGGATCTTGTCTAATTTTTCCTAGCGATAACTCTTATCTACATGGAGTTAAACCGGTAATTGGGCAAAAAGTTATTTCACCTTGTTGGTTTCACATCAAAGCTAATGAGTTTAATGTATTCGATCCAGCTGTCGTCTAAACACTCTTCGGCTTCGAAAACAATTACAGGCTGCGGCTTTCTGAGATTGACTAAGACATTTTTTTTAGTCAAAAGTAAATCACAGACTGCATAATGAAATTTATTTGTTTTACCTGTTGTTTCTTGTATCTCTAAAATATCTCTGTCGTTAGCTGTCTGAGTGTGCAAAAATATAAATCCATTGAGTGTGTGTTTTGCTTCTAATTTTTGATCGCAAACTAAACTGCTATTAATTTTGTATGTTTTTCCTGTAAGTGAGAAAATGTTCAGACTTAAAATTTTATTAATAATTTGACTTTGTGCATCACTTTTAAAATTTTGATCGGGAACAATACCGATGTACTGACAGAGTTGTTTATCTAACGCTCTTTTATACGTAATGAACTCACTATTTTCTAACTCATCAAAATTCAGCTCCGAACTCGCGTGCGGGTAAGAAAACCCCGTTAAATCGTTTTCCGGCATGTTGAAAATAAATTTCAAACCTGATTATAGTGGCACTTACAAAAGCGGAGATATACAGTCTTAAGTAAATTAAATTTATAAATGTATGTCTTTTATTTCAAGTACAATATAGTCAAGTCGTACCATTGTTTGTGGTCGATTCAGAACTTGATTTAGTATTTGGTCTTCAATGTTTACAAAAAAGGTCTGCTAGAAAACGGTTTCGACGAAGCATTTTGGATGAGTGGCCGGAGTGTGCTTACTGCGGTCGAAAACATCCGACGACACTTGACCACGTAACACCTCGAGCAAAAGGAGGTACTCAAGACCGAAAGAACCTTATCGGAGCCTGTGGGGCGTGTAATCTCGAAAAAAGCGACCTTGATTGGTTTGTTTGGTATCGAGGTCAAGTATTTTGGACACCAGAAAGGGAGGACAGGATTCTGAGCTGGATTAACCAGCGTCAAGAACCTGATCCTCCCTCTCCTGTTTTTGTAAATTGGATGGAAAGAGGTGCTCTTTTGCTTCCAGAAGCAGCGTAAATCTAGACAAAACTAAAAGCTACTGAAACTCGGTCAACTTCCCAAGATCCGTTAGGAAGCACTGCGTGCATTATGTGACCAGGAAATAAATAAACTCTACCTTTTTCTGGAACGATATCAATACAAGTTCTTTCATAAGCTCTGAGGTGATCATTTCTATCTGGTCTGTATAAAGTTAAAGTTCCCGGGTTTTTTGGAACCTGTGGGTAATAAACGCCGACTATTTTTGTTGGACCGTGATGGTGAGGCACATTAAAACTATTTTCACTATTAATATTGACCCACCAATCTGCTTTTTTAACTTGAAATTTTATATCCGTTATTTCCGTAACTGTTTTGTTACAAACTTCAATGAGAGTATTTTTTAATTCGAGTATTGAGTCACTGCCTGAATCGTTAAAAACTTTACTTTGCCACCCTCCAGCATTGGTCCTATGTGCGCTTTCAGGAAATTGTTTTTTTATGTTGTAACATTCGTCAGTAATTTTTTCATCAAACCGGGAAAAGTCTGCTGAAAATAAAAATTGAGGCCAAATGAGATCGAATTTAGGTTTAACAAGACCGATAGCCATGTGCTGTGTTCAAACGCCTGAATTTTACTTCAGACTTCTAAGGGCACACAACCTCGCGGACCGTGAGCCTTCATCTTCTGAATTAGTTTTTTTCTGTGTTGCCGATTTTCTGGTTTTGCAAACCAGTCATCCATCATGACGGTTTCAATGGCTTCTAGCGTTTGTTCGCAAGTCATTTGCCAGTCGTAAGGACTGGTTGAAACGATCATGGCTAACGCTAGTTCGATCATTTTTTCGCGACCTTAGTCACGATACCAGCGATCATTTCGATAACTTTGTAGAACTTGGCGTAAATTTCATCGTCTTTTGGTGTGGGCGTGACGTTTACGATTGCCAGAGCCAGAAGGTGCGCCGCACCTGCAATACCGACGATATTTGACCAGTTTTCAAGAATAAAAGACATGACTAAAAATTAGATACAATATAAATATACTCCTAGAAGTGCGAACCAATGCCCGCGATTCTTGAAGACGCAGTTAAATCAATTATGAAAGAAAACCCCGATATGAAAAAGGGGGCAGCTTATGCAATTGCGACTAAAACTCTTCAAAAATCTGGCGATTTGAAGAAAGGAACCGTGGAAGCCACTGAAAAGGGCAAACGTCGCGGCGAGATGAGCAAAGCGACTCGTGCAAAAACTCGAGCTAAAAAGTATAAGATCGAGCGCAAGAAAGAACGTAAAGGCGAGGCACCATCTCGCGATGGCCGTGACGAGCGGAGCACCAGCGGACGGCTCTAAATGCCGGAATTTAATTATCCGGATATAAAGCTCCCAAAAATCAAGGATTTTCCGGAGCCTGTAATCGATTATTTGGCACCACTTCCACCGAATTATCCGGTGGTTTTGGTGCCTTCTTATCGTCCTGGTAAAGCTTCAGCAGTACTCCCAAAAGCAACCCCAAAAGGTCCTGTCGAGGAGGCTGAACCGGAAAAAAGCGTTGCAGAAAAAATAGTCGATGACGTTGTAGATGCTGTTCAGCCTGCTCTGGACTCTCACACGAACGCCATCAGCACTCTTCGAGGTGACTTCGATGCGTTCGTAATTGAAGTAGAAGAAAAGGAAATCGAAGCTTCAGAAGTAGTCAACAGTGTTGCTCTGCCAGGAGGCGTCGAGGTGCCTATACCTAAACCTGAAATTCTTGTAGCTGCAGGTACTACAGCAACAGTCTCTGTGGGCGCAACGTTATTAGCTACTTCAGTTTTTAAAAAATGTGTTTCTGCTTTGAAACCTGCCGTCAAACAGATTATTAATCGGGTTCAGAGGAAGCTTGGGAAGAAGCCGGTAAGTTGGAGTAGGCAGCGATTGGCACAACGTCGTCGCAAATTGCAGAATACGGTGAATTAGGTCGTATCATGTACCCTTTTTCGTACATAGCGGTGCACTCTCTTATTCTTGTAAGCAAAATATCGATTCTTTTTTGTTGAATTTTTTTTCTTCCTAGCTCTTTACAAATTTCTTGAGAGGATCCGTCTATCGGAATAGCAAAACTGATTTGAGCGCCATAATTTTCACTTCTGGAGTACTCCGGATGAAAGCCAGCGCCAAGATAAAAAGGTGTAAACACCACAGTGCCGCTATTGCAGAAATGCCCAGTTCCGAGTCCTTGTGTGCTGTACGATCCTTGATTGATTTGTACCGCGCTGTTAGTTACTGAACCGGTCGAAGATGCCTGTGGATTCGCGATAACTGTAGTCCCGTCGTTTGTCTGTGCAAAGACAGGACTACAGTTCAAAAATATTACTGAGAGAAGACACTTAACGAGGTTGTTGTGGACTCGGTTTCGATGGTTCGTTCGATGTCTTGAGTTTCGATTACACCTGCTGCTCGAGTAACGATTTCGAGCTGCCAGTTTGTTGCCCCGGAGTTCATTGTATAAGTCGTCCCCGTGGCCCCGATAGCTGCACTGGGAGTCACGTTGTGTCCTGTGACACTGCTGTACGCGCCCCCGAATTTTTCGATGGCAATCGTCTCGGTAACTGTCTGCTCGGTAGTTGTCGTGCTGTTCATCGAGCCTTGAGTAAAGCCCGGTGCAGTTTGTGCAAAAGCCCCTAAAGGACTCAAAAGGCTTAGAAAAGTAAGCCATAAGATTGTTTTCACGGCTTGGTTTTTTGTGGAGTATTCTCTTCTACTTTAGGCTCTTTTTGTTTCTTAATAGTATCAGAAGCACGACTCAAACCGTACCCAGCGAGCGATCCAGAAAAAATGGAGGCCACAAATGTGGGATCCATCTTTTGAAAATAACCCATATACGAAAGTGTCAACAACGCAGCACTCCAACCCAATACCGAAACCTTCACAATTTCAGTTAGCCACTCGTAAGAACGCTTGTTTTCTTCCTCGTTCATGGCTGAGAACTACTCTTCAGTCATATAAACTATAAGAGTTATCGGGAGTTTGTAAGTGGCTGAAACCGCTAAGAAAAAGCACCCTGAAAAGTGGGAGCGTGCTAAGCGGAAAGCCCGTAAAAAAATGGGCGGCCACTCTGCACGCGCTATGCAATTAGCGACAAAATACTATAAAGAGATGGGCGGTAAATATGAAGGTAAAAAATCAAGTAAAAATAAACTTTCTAAGTGGAGTAAAGAAGATTGGCAAACTCGTGAAGAATATGAGAAGAAGAAAAAAGATTAATGTAAATCCATGCGTATAGAACGTCCTTGGGGTTGGTACGAAGAGCTTGCGTGGGGCTCTGGTTACAAAGTAAAGCGCTTATTTGTACGCGCAGGATGTCAGCTTTCGCTTCAGCGTCATCGACATCGGAGCGAAAGTTGGACCGTAATCTCAGGGAACGGCGCGTTGTTGTGCGATGACCAGTGGCATACTGCAAGTCCTGGTTTCATGCTGAGTATTCCTTATGGGTCTGTTCATCGTGCAAAAGCAGGGAAAAAAGATCTTCTCATTCTGGAAGTTCAACACGGCGATCATTTACGAGAGGATGATATAGAGCGCCTCGAGGACGACTATGGTCGTGCTGCAGATAAAAAACGACGGAAGCTTGTAAAAATCGCTCGTAAAGCTCAGGAGTGTATGAGCCGTGAGGAGGCTCAGAAACTTCTTCGCAAAGCACGTAAAATATTTAAAAAGCTAAACGACCGTGGAACATCCCGAAGAAAAAAATGATCGGGTGACTGGTCTCAAAAGTGAACTTCTGCTTGAAAAAAAGATTACAGAAGTAAATGGTACGTGTCCTTTAGCGACGGTTGATATTGAGGAGAATATAAAAAATAGAGATTGGACTGTAGAAAATTATGGATATGGTCCACTCAATCCTGCCGTTCCTGATCCAGGGTTTTGGGAAGAAAAAGCGCGTCTTTGGAAGACTGATTTGGATACTGTAAAGACCGCTAGATGCGGTAACTGCGCTGCGTTTGATCAGTCAGATGTGATTCTTGGTTGCATTGAAAAGGGTATCAACGAGACAAATGCGGCTGACCCTAGAGAAGTTATGGAGCTAGCTGATCTCGGATACTGTCAGCTCTTTAAATTCAAGTGTGCAGGAGCTAGAACTTGTGACGCTTGGCTTTTCGGCGGACCGATTCGTGATCAAGAGAGGCAAGCGATGCCTGAGACTGAGACTGAAAACGAACTGACAGAAATTGTTAGTCAGTTAGACAAAGCGTCTCAGACACATAGAAATCAAGCGAATAGACTTGAAATGCTTAAGAATTCTTTTGGAGGATATGGCCGATAAAGCAAGAGAAAAAGGAAGAACAGAGCGCTACCTACCTAAGGCAGCGTGGGCTTCGATGTCTAAAGAAGAACGTAAAGCTACGGATGAAAAAAAGAAGCGAGCTACACGAGGTAAACCTGTAAACACTCACGTAGCCAACACTGAAAAAGCCAAACGGGCTGGCAAAAAAGCTCGGACGTACAAAGCATCTAAAAACAATGGCTAAACAAGGACCTTGCTGGGATGGCTACGTTATGGAGGGAATGAAAAAAAGCAAGAAATCGGGAAAAATGGTGCCAAACTGTGTAAGAGCTAAGAAAAAAGCTCGGTCCTACAAGAAGTCGAAAAAATGACTGATCAAGTTTGCCCGACGCCTTCTTCAGACGATACGAAAGAAAAGAAGACGCTGCATTTTGAGCGTCCTAAGACTCAAAAAGAGGCTTATTGGGAAGAGCGTTGTGAAAAAGATCCTCAATCCCCTGGCTGCCTAATTTACGACGACTGATCGTCAAAGTTTTCAGTCTTATCCTCGAACAACTCATAGGAGTAGCCCATTTCTCCTCCTAGCGGTTCGTTGCGATTATCCTCAGAAAAATAAATTTGCCGAAAACCGGGGTAAAAGTCTTCTGCTTCCTGAGTATCCCAGCACTCATGTAGTTCTTCTATTTGTTCGTCAACCTCCTTCATAAGCAACTGAGCTCTAAATTCCGCCCAGTCATCTCTGCAGTTAAGCCGAGCCCATGTCACATATGTGTTCTTTCTTAGCGCGGGCCAAAAACGAAACAAGAACTCAGTTAATTCGTAAACTGCGGCGTTGAGTTTGTTGTACCGCATGGTGTCATCGTAAATAATTCAAATCTAAGTCATAGCCTTTAAGACTAAAATAAAAGTAATCAACGATGTTTTATTCCAATGGCTCAGGTCACTTTTAATCGTGAGCTCGGAGCTGCCCCTGCCGGTATCACCCGCTTCGGTCAGTATCGATCTGAAGATGGTGGAAATGTAACTGTCAACTCGACAGTTGAAGATACTTCTGAAGGCACTTTCAAACGGGCTGACAAGTACGGAGTTACCTCGGGTGTTACAGGCACCGGTACTGTCACTCTTCAAGCAGGCTCCATGTCTGTGAAGCGTGTTTTTATCATGAGCGGCATAAACGGTACGATTTTGGGTGAAGTCAATTCACCAAAAATTTCTAACCGCACAGATGTGTCGTTTGAATTCAGTGTGGGCGGATCGATTGAGAACTACCTTTATGTTGAAAAAACCGATCGTTCTCCTTGTGTTTACCGGGTGACTTACACTGCGGCTTGATCTTAAATGGTTAAAACCGAGTGAGCCATGTCGAATCCTTCTGATTGGGAGTGTTCGCTCGCTAAAAAAATAAAAGAATCGATGGAAGAGGGCAATCGCACCTCTTCCTCGTACTATGTGTCCATAGAGGAAACCGTCAGTCGGTGTGAGAGAAAAGCGGAAGATCCAGATGGGCAAGACTAAACACCCATTATTAGGTCACTCGATTCTCGCGAAAAAGGACACTTGGTTGATCAGGTTTCCTTCTGACCCAGAGTGTTTAGAAGCAGAAGAAAAACTTTTTGTCCCGAAAGGTAGTGCTTGGGAGTGGTTAAAGATTGTAGTAACTGCTGGTGATTTATATAAAGAAGTGAGACTTAAATCCAATCCAGATGCCTCGTGGTATTTCTACGATCCTGATTGGAAAGTAATCAACGATCTAAATGAAACGATCCAGTACAAACCGAATCACCATGTTCAGCTGAATACTCCTTTTTTCCGCCACAATCCTGGATTTGACGGGGCTGACAAAACTTGTTTTAGCAGCGCTTGTGCGATGCTTTTAAAAACTTTAGATGAGAGATCTTTTGAAGATTACGAAGATTATTTAGAAACTGTTAGCGACATAGGAGATGGCACCGAAGCTTGGGTGCAGATAAAAGCACTTAGTCATTACGATTTAAATGCAGAGTTTAGACAGGATGGAGACTGGTCGGTCGTTGAGGAACTAATAGATCGAGGCATTCCAGTGCCTTTAGGTATCCTCCATTTTGGTCCTGTAGAGAATCCCGGAGGTTCGGGGCACTGGATCGTCGCTGTGGGGCTGACAAAAGATCGAGAAAATTTAATTGTTCACGACCCTTATGGTGATCTTGATCTGTACAGCGGTGTCTACACCTCGGAGTGCGGCTCTTTCAGAAAATATCCAAAGAAGCACTTAAGTGATCGCTGGATGGTGGAGAAAGGCTACAGTTCTGGTTGGTATATAAAAGCTCAACAATGAGTAATTACAGCAAGATTTGGGAAGAATGGGATGCGGAGCAAGAAAACCGTAAAGCCCTTTTTACGGAATTTTTGTATCAACGGTCAGGTCGCACCAACGGTCTGTTTACAGGCTTGTGGGATGAGTGGTGTCGCGAGTGTGGCGCACAAGCCCGCGAAGAATACTTTACTGCTGTTGAATCTGGGGAAGGTAAAATTAAAACAGAATAAAATGTATTAAGTGGCGCAGCGCGACTATGACAAAGAATATCGTGATTACCACGGTACAGAACGTCAGAAAAAGCGTCGTGCTGCGCGTAACAAGGCTCGTAGACATATGGAACGGTCTGGCAGAGTATCTAAAGGAGACGGACGGGAAGTCGACCACAAAGACTTCAACCCGGAAAATAACAACTCTTCGAATCTTCGGATAGTTAAAGAACAAACAAACCGCGAGAAACAACCCAAACGAAGCTAAACTTAAACCATGGAACAATCTAATTTTTTACAACGCCCCGGTGGTCTTGGCCCGATGCCTGCCATGAAGCCTTTGGGTATGCCTATGGCAAAACCTTCGGCGTACATGAATGATGACATTAGTATCACTGCGCGTCGGCAAGCATATAACGATGACGTTAACCGCGTTTTTGCTCAGTACAACATTGATCACGGAACTTACGCACGCACACCTGTAAATCCTCTTCCCTACGCAGAGGGTAATATCACTAAATCTCAAGAAGTGACTGGTCCTGCAGGTTATAACCACAAGGAAATGCCGCTTCCGGAGCGTCCCATGGATATGTCGAAGGGAGAGTATGTTGCAGACGCAATGATGCAGCAGAACCCGACGATGCGTGGGAACGTGCAAGCACTGACGGTGTTACCTCAGCAAAACTTCCTAAATACGCAGGACCCTAATCAGATGATGTACTTACAGGATTATCGGACCGCTGATGACATGTCATTACAAGAACAGGTCATGGGAGGTAAAAAATAATGATGCGTAGTGAGCAGATGGGTCCTACCCGGATGGCGGGCATGGCACTAGGTATGAAACCGTATGACATGGCACGGGCTGTGAGTAATCCTTCAGAACTGACTGCACGCCTGCGTTATCAACAGACATTCCCTAAAAGTTGAGGTAATGTGACCCGAGATCGATCTCGGAAATGCATACCGTCAAGCTTGATTGGATAACTCCTGACGCCGAGAAAGTTATTGCACGTCACGCTCGTGTGTCGACGGCAGATCCTGATCGAGACGAATATGCTCGACTTCTTTCGTACTGCATCAAGCACGGTCATTGGTCAATCCTTGAGCAAGCAAATGTCAGTTTCGAGATTATTACTTCTCGGGCAATTTCGGCTCAGCTGATCCGCCATAAATCGCTGTGCTTCCAGGAACTGTCGCAGCGCTATGCAGTTCCTTTTGACACACTGCCCGACGGGATCCACGATCGACCCCAGGAGTTTGCGATCAGAAAACAGGCAGAGAAAAATCGTCAGTCCAGCACTGAAGATATTGACCCAGGGCTTATGGCTTCTTTTAGGGATCGGATTTACAAATTTGATCTTGAAGCATATTCTTTGTACAAAGACATGCTCGAAGCAGGTGTGGCACGGGAGTGTGCAAGAAATATTCTCCCTATGTATACGCCCACAAGACTTCACGCAAACGGAACAGTGCGGTCATGGGCACATTATGTGGGTCTTAGGGCCAAAGAAGACACGCAGCTGGAGCATCAGCTGATCGCTCGTCAGATTGCTATGATCCTTGGCCTCGAGCTCCCTACTGTTGTTAAAGCCCTCGTAGAGACAGAAGATCACTCACTCGACGGTTGGCGATTCTTATCCGACATATCTTGATCCTCTTCAACCCAGTATCCGATGGTCGTTTCTTGTTCGATGAAACCCATCAGATTAGCAAGAGCCTCGTCGAGAAGTTTTTGATCTTCTTCTGAAAGCTTCTCGACAATCTCGTCGACTTCGTTATCGACCTGGTCTTTCGATTCTTCAGACATCATCAAACTCCTGGAGGTAAGCCTGGCGAGCCTCTTCGTTAATTCTTTTGCGAAGATAAGCAATTTTATCGTCGACGAGGTGGGCGCTTGAGACATATGTAGCGCAAGTAAATCCATCTCGTTTTAGTTCTACTCTTATTAACTCGGGGCCTTGTGTGTCGATAGAGATTTGCTCTTCACTCACGTCGGGTCTTTCCAGGGATTTTCGGGAGCTGATGCTGTTTGTCGGGGTGCTGTTACTTGAGCTAACTGAGCCGCCCGAATGATTTGACGGTGTTGCTCAAGTTCTTGAGACAGAGCTGCAGTCTGCTGTTTCGCCCAGTTTTGTGCGTTGCTAGTCAGCTCGTCTAACACGTTTGCGCTGTGCGGGAAATTAAAAGTTGTTCCTACTCCTTTGTTGTTATTTATTTTAGTTGCCCCAGTGGTTTCAGCTAGGGCAGAAAGAAACCCGTGAGCCTGGTCGATGCTGACGTTGGCGATAAAAGAAAGTTCTACAGGATCAACCAATCCACGATTCTTTTCATACAAAGCACTGAAAGCTCCGCTAACTCGGTGAGCAATATCGGAACCTTCACGAGAGCGGAGAGCTTTTTTATCGGCGATAGATATGCCAGCTAAAACCCCTCCCATAAAAGTGAGAGGGGCACCAACAAACTGAGGAGCGGTGATTGCTGTGGCAACAGCAGCAGCGCCACCAAAAAAGATGGTCAAAGGAAAAAACTTAAGTGCCATCGTGCTTTTGAAAAGAGGATTCCCATTTAGAAAAGTCAGGCTCTTGAGCGAACTCAACAGGGTTTGGGAGCCTGGTGTCACCATGAGAGGCGCGATCCGATGTTAGATCAAAAGGTTTAAGACGCAAACCTTTGATTGCAGGCATGCCAGATTTAGTTGTTGCTTTGCAGTGAGGAAGCTTCAGGATGTTGCACAGAGTCTCTAGTGTTCTCTCCACAAACCGAGGTTTGGCAGCTGGCTTGTATCCACATGCTTTACAGAAGTTGGCGTAACTTGCGTACAACTCTGTATATGCATTTTTTACAAACATGCCTTTTTCTGACTCATCAGTGCTCGGGCGAGCAGCACCGCGACCCACATGTGTGGATGTGTTCGGCGCATAAAGGCAGCACTCTCCCATCCATGCGACGTACTGGTTGTTGAAGACCAAAGCAT